AACAACATGAGGAAAGGTCATATGTCCTGTGGTGTCAGAGGGAAGAATTTCATCTACAACCTTCCAATCAATTCCATTATCCGAAACCATAACAAGAGTTTTTGCATCCCAATATTTTCGGTGATGCCCGCTGTTCATCGCTCCTAAGAAGCCATCTGTATCTCCCCATGACCAATTCCCTTCTGTTTCGTCAAAAAGTTTAGACATAGATGTTGAGTTTGAAATTACTTCATTTTTGAAGTGTGGGGGGAATGCAATATACTTGCTACTGTTTGGATAAGGAAATGCACACATATAATAAAAATTTCCATGACTCATATCAAAAAGAGGATCTGTTTTGATCAAAATTGGAGAAGACCAATTTATCAAATCTTTTGAATGTGTATACATTACATGACGAACTCCTAAACTCAAATTTGCTCTTAGATATATTACATACTCTTTGATGTTATGATCATAAAAAATACTAGGGAGAGTATCAAAAGACAAAACATCTTTAGTGGACATAAACTCATGTCTATTTTGGTGAGACTCAAAATTTGGTGGAAGTTTCTTATTAGATTCTACACACTCCGTAAATGTGCTGAGTATTGGTTTATCGTAATAGGTTTCCCAATTGATACCATCTGCTGATTTGAAAACATACAAACCATTTGCGTGTCTTGGATGATGAAAACCATCTTCGAAAAGGAGTTTAGTATATTGAGGCCAAACAGGATCAGGAAACGGAACAACATCTAATCCTTTACTAAATTGGCAATCATTCAACTCCCCATACAAAGTTGCTTGATGTAACCCCAATTCGTGTGGTGTTTCTACAGACGCTCTACCAACATGATACCCACCTACCGCTTTGTATCTTTCTTCTTCTGGTGTCTCTGGATTTGTGTCAATAAACACACTAAAGTTGTGTGCTGATAATGATTTCTTTATGATGTTGTTATAAAGTGGTTTACGATACCCTTCACCACTTTCAACAGCATAGTGAATCTCTTTTGGTGTTTCCATTTGATAATAGATTTTATCCTCTACAACATGAGGATATTGACCGGCAAGAGTTCCCCTTTGTTCTCTTGCTTTCTCACGAAAATTTAGAATTGGTTTGTCTCTTTTTAGTGTATCCATTATCGGTAAATCTTATACAACACAATCGCACCACTTCCATCATTAGTATCAAAATAAGTGATCGCTTGCTCCAACCATTCCAAAAGATCATCAACCTTACTACTATCCATATCCGCATCTCGTAATGCATTTCTCAATCTCTTATCAAAATCACGAATCATAGTTGTACCAGAACCCCAATCTTGATGAATTGATTCATACTCAAGTTCATATCCTCTTATGCTGCAAAAAGTTTCCATATCAAACGGACAAATAAAATGCAAATCCGTCAAGGACATTGGGACATCAAATAATTTCTGAAGAGTCATCCACACATAACCTCTAGGATTTAGAAATGAAGGAGAACTAGTAACAATACAACCATTTTCATCAAGATGATTTTCAATCATATTTTCTAATTCTTCCCAAGGATTATCAAGATGTTCTAAAACCCCCTGCATTGTGATTACATCGAAAACTCCGTCAATATCTTTATAGTCTTTAGCAAAGAACTTTAGGTTTGGTATTGAAAATTTATTGTTAGCATTTTTGATCGCCTCTTCACTATAATCAACACCAATAACTTCAGACGCTCCAGCATGAGCAATCATTGCAGGAAGAATTCCTTCTCCACAACCAACATCAAGAACCTTTGATCCTTCCCAATTATTCATGCCAATTATGCTCCATGCTTCATGAAAAACATTACAAGTAAAGAAGTTTTCTGAACCTGATCTGAACACCTCGTCATATTTCTCTTTCAATTTAGCGTTGCTCATATCCTTGGCTCATCTCCTGTATATTTTGGTCTTAGGTGTCGCACAACAGAAACAGGATTCATTACATATTTTGCCTTGTTCCTGATACGAAGTGACCATTCTAAATCTTCAGCATCTCCATAGACCAAATCTTCATTGAGTGGGTTTTCTTCCATAAACTTTTTCTTTGCTACCCAATATGATCCAGAAATATACGAATGTTTAGAAGCATTCTTATCTTGTATATCCATCAATCCCCTTTTGGGGTAGTGAGGGTGATCCCATGAAATCCAATCACGAAATCTGTGTCCCCAAATATCTTGTATGATATTCATACAAATGTCCCAGTCATTTCCAAACCGCAAATACCCTTCATACCAACCAGGCATAAATGCATGATAGTCGTGAAGATATACTATATTTTCGTACTGTGCCTTTTTTGTAATGAGATTTTTCTTTCTAGTAATCCACCCACCCTGTTTCAACATATTCTCATCACACCACTGTTTACCCTTACCTTCTATTCCTGTTTCTTCGTCAAAAGGAATATGAACAATGTCTTTTCGGTTATGAAGAGAATACATATGTCTTCCTTCAGTTACTTCTGGACCTCCAACGATTATAATCTCATACTCTGGTATGTTTTGTTTTCTTACAGACTCAACTATACACCGCATTCTATCTTGCCAAGCAAAGCAAGACTGAGAAGTAGGAGCAGTAGTTATACCAAAAGAAAAATTCATTGCCTCGTTTTACATCCCCCTCTTCCACAACATCTTTTTTGTTTGCCTCTCTTCTTCTTGTAGATAAAATCAGCAACAGAAAAATCTAGAGGAGTATCAATATCAATTGCCTCTTCTTGACTTATCTCATACACATCTGGCGTTTCTCCAACCAAATCCCCACGAAGCATCATTTCTTTTTTAGTAATAATACACCCCCAACATACAGACATAAAATCAATCAAATCTTGACTATTTGGTTGTTCACCGGGTTCATAGTTGAATGGTCTAAATGAACCATCTTTGTTTATCAACACATGATGACCTACCGGATGAACAGCAACAAAGGTATCCATATTTTCTTCTATATACAAATCCACCATTCTGTTATATGTGTATTCTTTTATAAAAGGATAACAAACACTAGCAGATAACACATAATCTGTTTCAATACAATCAGCAACATGTTCATATAAATCACTTGGTTTGGTATATGATTGGGCATATTCTGGGTTTCTTTTTACCCAATCAATACCCTCATCCTGTGCTATTTCTATACAAATTGCACAATCAGTATTCAATACTATCCTCTTCAAGTTTTTTACACTCTGAAGTTGCCGTATTTTGTTTCGAAGAAGATTCATCTTGGGTTCTCCGAATAGTCGGATATTTTTGTTCTGAACCCTCTCTGAACCTTTCCTCGTCATTATCAATCCGGTTATTTCTTTCATAAGTTTCTTCCGTGTGTTCCTATTATTTCTTTTTCTTCGAACGCAATCAAATCACACACACTAATCAACCACATCATATGAATGTTTTCTACTATGTTGTATTCGTTGCTGTCAACCCAAAAATTTACATCACCTAAAGTTTTCAGATAATTGTTAGAAGAAAATCCTGTAAATGTTACAATACCACAACCAACACCATTAGCATATTTGGCTGCCCGTACAATATTCTCTGACATTCCAGAAGAACTTATCAACACCAGCATATCATTTTCATTAGCATGTAATTTAGTAAACCTCTCAACACAAGAATCATAACCAAAGTCGTTTGAAAATGCTGTTATAACGCTAGAATCGTTTAGCGGCAAACAAGGAATTCCTAACTGGTTCATAAAGTCAAGAGAAGCATGTGTTGCAATTGTATTACTAGCACCATTACCAGCAAATATCATTTTGCCGCCTCTTTCTCTAGTTTCTATAACCATATTTCGCATCTGAATAATCAAAGAATTCAAATCATCATTCATTATCAGATTTTGATAAATTTCAAATCTTTTGTTCAACCAAGTTTTCATCATATATCCTATCCATCATATTCATCAATTTCAGAGCATCATCTGATGTTCCTGTTGTGATTGGTGTGTTGTTTTGAATTGAATCAAAAAAATGTCCCACTTCTTCTTCCCACGATTTATCGGTGTAATATTCGATATGTTCTTCTGAATCCCAAGTTGCAACAGGACTTTCTGTTCTATTTTTTGCCATAGTCAAAACTTCATTTCCATAAGACCCAGAAGGAGTTTTCAAACCATTCAATACCAAATATCCTCGCTCTAAAAATATTTCTAAGGCAAACAAATGCCTCCATTGTGTCATTGTTGAATGAAGTGATGCAGCGACTCCGGTTTCGTTATTCCTCATAATTACAAATGCATTATCTTCTATACCATCCAATTTCCAATAATTGTTTGATATAATAGAGTGTATCTCATCAAAATCATTTGCTATATGGAGAAACAAATCCAACATATGAATACCTTGATCTATAAGAATGCCACCACCAGATAACTCTTTTTTTGATCGCCAATCTTCAAAAAAACTTTCATCAGAACTTTTACCATATCGACCTCTCATCCAAAGAACATCACCATATTTCTTTGAAGAGACTATTTTCTTTATATGCTTCACGCTTTCATGATGCCTGTGATTGAAACCATACATCAATTTACAACCAGAATTTCTTTCCGCTTCTTGAATCTCTAATATTTCTTTAGAATTGAAGGCTGGTGGCTTTTCGCAAAAAACATGTTTCCCGTTTTCTAATGCCTCAATAGTATACTTCTTGTTCAAATAATTAGGGGTACATATAAAAACGGCATCAACATGTTGAAAAACTTCTTTATAACAATCATCCCTCAGGGCAGGATCAATAACACTAACAACAGAACCACCATTCGACAGAATAGCATTCTCTCTAATTTTTCCCATCTTTCCATAACCAATAATAGCAGTTCTAATCATCAAAACCTTCCACAAACACCATCAAATCTTTCGCTGCATTCTCTAAAAACTTCTTGTTAGTACTTGCAATATGAGGAGTCATAAAGAAGCCGTCAGGATAAAACTCTTTCAATTTTCCTTCATATGGCTCTTTCCAAAACACATCAAACGCTGCTAAAACTTTACCATTCTTTATACTATCATACAAGGCATCTTCTGAAACTATTGAACCTCTAGAAGTATTTATGAGAATGGCTTTATCCTTCATCCATCCTATCTTTTCTTCATCAAAGAAATTCTTATTGTCCGAATTATATGGTATATGAAGAGAAATGCAATCAGATTCTTCTATCATACCTCGCAAATCTTCGATGTTATTACTATCAATATCAAACACATCGACTTCGAGAAAATCGTCCATCTTTTTTGCCACCCGTTGTCCGATGTTTCCTCCCCCAATAATCAAAAGTCTATTATCTGAAAAAAGATTCCTAGAATTTTTTACCCAACCATCAACATATCCAACCGAAGCATAGAACATCTTGAAAATAAGATAACAAGTAAAATTAGCAGTCTCTTCATATATCACATCTATTGTTTCTTCAGACGGAAATCGAATCAATATATTTCTATCTTTGGCTTCATCAAATGGCACATTATCCCTACCAATTCCTACCCTGAAAATTCCTTTTGCGTTCGGAAATTCTTCTAAGCAAACAGTCTTGCTTCCAAGCAAAAGAATTTCAGCCTTTTCTTTATCATTAGAAGTAGTAATGTAATCGTCTAAAGTTTTAGTGTTAGCCCATATATTCATTATTTCAAAACAAGATTGTTTCTCTTTTCAAAAGGATATGATGTAAACATGTAGAATTTTTTCTCAGGATATAAAGAAAACATGTCTACCAAATAATCGTGTGTTAGTTTTGTGTTGTGTCCACTTTCAATCGTCAACCTTCCTTCGTCATCGTATGTACCATCTTCCCATAGCCAATCAACTGCTTTATCAAATTCATTGTTCTTGTAGTAATACATCTTCTTGTTGGTCTGAAACAAATCAAACCCAATAAGTGCAATCGTTGTATATTCCGATCTTGTTACAAAATCATGAAACGCTAATATGCCAGTAGATGGGTCTAAATCTTTATATTTGAAATTCTTTCTTATCTCTGTGTTGCTTCCTGTATCCACAATCTCTCTAATACCCAGTCTAGATACTTGCTTTGGTGTGTATGATGTTGATGTTCTATTTGCATAATCATAGTGCGCCCTATTACCAACAACAGATTCATATCCTTCGAATACGGGTCTTCCACAAGCAACAACAACCGTAAACCCGTCTATGAAATCCTTGGTACATCGTTTTACACTTGGACCTTTGCCAAGTATGGCGACTGAGTTCTTATACATTCTGGTAACACCTTATCATCTATTTCCAACTCCCTTATAGAAAAATCTACATTTTCGTCAAAAGGATATTCCTTTTCCTCTATAGCCTTTTCCAAAATTTCCTTGTCAGCACAAAAACGATATCTAGGATGACTATATGTGTGCAGTTTATATACCATTTCTTCTGGAGTCATACACCAAGAAAAATGGCATCCAACCTTTTTAGAAACAACCTTTCCCACATCCCTCCAATTGCAAGGAAAATGGTTTCTAAAAACACTATACTTCGTTGCTATTGGTGAAACAAAATCCTTTCCTTCCCAAAGATATGTTGTTTTATAGAAGAACTGATACAGATTTAGTCTGACTACATTATTTAGGTTTACTTCGTTTACAATATAATCATACGACTCTCTGTATATGATTTCATCTGCATCAATAGAAATGATAATGTCGTTATCATCGAATGATTTCATCCTACTGAAAAATCCCCTCATGACGGGTTCGTTGATGTTGTGTATTGCATCTTCGTCTTCGTATGCTTCTACTGCATAATCACCAATCTTACAAGGCATATACAAAATTTTATCTCGTAACTCAGCAGGAAATTCATGAATATGATCTTGGAATATAAATTCTCTAGGTTGTCCTGTATGGGTTCTATCAAATTCGCAGATGATGAACTTATCAATATGGTCATATGCCTCTATGAGATTCATTATCAAAAATTTTATTTCGTGGGGAACATAAAAGTATGTCTTCAAATATATCATATGGCTCTCCAAATCATGTAATCATCATTACCACCATTATACAACCCAACCCAAAATTTGTCATTCACTTTTCTTCTATTATCTAACCATTTTTCGGAATGGATTATCTTCTTTGTTTTGCCTATAAACCCGGCACATATACAATATGTAGATGGACTCGAAATGATATATTCACATTCAGTCATTAGTGAAAAATCTTTGATGTAGTTATTTCTATTTGGTGTATTTTCACCAACAATAACATTCTTAGATTTGTCCGCATCTAGGCGTGACAACACAGAATTATATGCTGGTAAAGTAGTATCGTCAGTAAAAATATAATAGGTTTTCGCGTCTTCGATAGCATCAATGGCATCCATGTAGTAATTTTTATCCAGAACAGCATCAAAATTCCAACTAAAAAAGTCAGTTCCTCTAAAATGGATAGCAACCGATCCCTCTTCAACCTTTGGTTTTTCTTTCAATTCAAATATAGATCGTGTTGAAACAACATTCCAATCAAAAAAATGTTCACCTAAGCAAGGATCAAGAATATAAAAATGTTTATCCTCAACAACAATATTAGAACTGAGCATATTTCCTGTAAAATAATCACACCCATCCCAGAAAACAGAATGCCATACCTCTCCAGACTTTTCTGCTAACTGCCTGAGGTTGTTATAGAACAGCAACCTATTACCAAATCCCCAATCTGGCGGAACATGACTGATGGATATCATTTGTTAGTTCTCCATCCTTTATTTTCCCAATATTTATATAAAGAATGACGAATATCGTTATGATCAATCTTTCTCCAAGTTGCAAACTCATCTCCACCAAGATTCGGATTTGTGTCGCCCCAATTTTCAGGAACGCTCTCTTCTTGTGTAGGAAGATATGAATCTATATCACCGTATATTTGGCAAGATGCACAGAAATGAATGTCTTCTCCATTCTCAAAAGTAGGAGCAGATTCTCTCCACATATAATGTATCCATTCTGTTTTGAAAAACCAACAATGCCCAACAATATCACATTTGATCGGTTCAGAATTTACTATACCGTCACAAAGACCACTACCAAAGCCATTCTTATTTCGGCAATTGGCTCCCACAATACAATTTCTTTCATCGCACAATTCTTTACAGTGGTTTAGCCAATTCCTTGCTGGAATAGTATCATCATCAAAAATGGCTGTATATTTGGTATTGAATAGTAGAGGAAGGGTGAACCTTCCATGAAATTTGAAATTCTTATCTTTAGAATGAATATGTTTGAATGAATATTTCTTCTGAAGATATGAAATGTCTAGATGAGATTCATTCTGATACACATAAATTTCGTCAATACTGGCTGTTTGGTTTTTGATAGCCTCCAACTGCTTTTCCAAGTTGTTTCTTTTCCAGACAGTTAGTACTACGGTTACTTCACCCATCCGCCAGACCTTCTAGGATTGTCTGTGTGGTCTTGAAAGACCCTTTTCTTGAACAGTTGGCATCATACCACCCTCTACCGTTATCTGATAGATATTTCCACTCATTTTCGCTTATATTGTTCACAATATCTCGTACATCTTCTGGAGAACTGGCTTTCAGGTAATGATCGCCTTCACTCATCTTGTTATAGAAGTCGAGACTACACCCATCTGTGTATATCGGTACTGTTCCTAGTCCCAAATATTCTATTTCTCTGTTACATTTTGGACCATAACCCGGAAGAACTAACCCAAAATGAGAATGTTTTACGCGAAGTAGATATTCGTTTTGTGAATAGGGGTAATGATTCACATTCCCCATCAAAACTGGCATACTAAATTCTTCAATACAAGAAGACCAGTCGTGTCTGGTTCGATTTTGGTGTTGAATATTATTCTCAATTTTACCTAAAAATATAGAAGTAAATTTTCGGTTGTCATATGAAATTATACCGTTACTAATCTCCTTTTCTAACTGTTTAGGATGTCTAGCCCAAAATATCCAAGGAGAACAATTTTTACAATCCTTTTGCATATTCGAAAAAAGTGCATAATTCCACCTTTCTGGCAAGAAATCAAATCTTGCATATTCATATAACAAAGTATCACCAACTCCATTAGCCCAACAAAAACGATCATCACTTTCTTCAGTAGTACAATAACCAGACTCTTCCCACATTGACAAGAGTTCCCTAAATGTATCGCCCTTATGACATAAACTGTTACGATATATCTTCATTGCCCATACATTTCTGCTATTGTTGAATTATCATCAAATATTCTTTTTATTTGTTTAGCAGCATCATTATCAAACTCAAGCATTCTTTTAGTAAATTCTCCCCGTGCATCAGAAGGTTCTCCTGCCCAACCAGATAACTCTTTTTCTTCTACAAGAGAAAATACTTCTTCTTGTTGTTCATTTATAACAACAGATTCTAATTGATCTCTTCGTATTCTTTCACAAGGAAAAACTGCTTGTTGTGATTGATTGTCTATAGGGCAATCTAAGAAATGTTGTCTAAGATAGGTGTTTTCTTGTGAATGTATAAATGTTTGTACCATCAAATATTGATCTTGTGCCCAAGGCATGTTGTTTCTGTTTTGATAATATTCCTCGAATGTTTTTGGAAAATTGGGTATCATCTTTGGTCTAAAGCCAGATAAACCACCTAACATATCACACCCCTGTTCGTGATAATGGTTTACATGAGATCTGATTGTTTGAATGTGATACCTATCATTCTTCTCAAAGAATTTTGTGGCTAGAAACTCATTTCTGTTTGGAATAGAATCAACATCCCGTGTAAAGAAACATTCCACTTTTGAATCCCAACACGGTAACATTCTCCACAACATAGGTTCCGATGTACTTTCAAATCCCATATCAACAACTTCTATTTCAATCCCAGAATCTCTGAGAACAGGAAATAGTGGATGATACTGAACACTATGACTGATATAGAATTTGGTTGTATACTTTGGGTACAGAATGGAATTGGCAATTATCAAACTTGGTATATTATACCAATATCTTTGAGAATCCATTCTTTTTGGATCCCAAGTACGATGAGAGTGCATTACTCTTGGTTCAAATAAACAGTACGAAAGGAGATTCATTATAATGATATAGTTTCAACTTCAAAGTTCCTTGATTTTCGTTCATCAAATATTGCGCCATCTTTCTCATACATTTCTTTGTTTTCATTTCTTGCATGTAATTCATCAAATGGCTGCGGTGTCCATTCATGCCTAAACAAACAAACTGGCGATATGGCTATCTTGTTTAGCATCATACAAACAAGAGTCATTTCGTTATCGCAGAAAACAGATGTATATGAGGGATTGTATAGATACCCCATTGCTTCATATAACTTCCATCCTATTACTGGAAGGGTCATCAGTAGATCGTTTGGTGGTCGTAAGCCATCATAGAATTTTACTGCTCCGTCCATCTCAGGAAAATTCTCTTTCATTCCTTCAACAACAAGTTCATCGAATCCTTCGAAACACGGAATCATATCATCAGATAAAAGAAGAATGATATCAGCCTTTTCCTCTTCTAAGTTTGCATTGCAGGCTTCTACTTTGGTTTTAGAATTGCCATAATGATATATCAAGTTTATACCAGAAGACTTTTTGTCTTCTAGATATTGCTTTATATCTTCATTATTCATTGTCTCATCATCAGTATCCATAGTGATAACGAATCGAACATTATGATTACCCGATAAATGATTTATCGTTTTGTCTAAAATGTGTTTGAATTTGTCTGGTCTGTTTCTTGTAGGAAATTTGATCAGTAACTTGCTCATAATAAAAACTCACTATCTAATGGCGATTACCTATATGATATTTTGGTATAAGTTCCCAATTTTCTTTTTCTTTGTAAGGTAGTATTTTGATTTGAGCCACACTTGCCTGTGGTTCATGATAATCCTCATCCTCAAGAATTTCCACCAATCCCCATTCCTTGAGCAATCTTACTATAGTGTTTCTTCTTCCTACATCACCTTCAGAAATGTCTGATTCTAAACCATCCATCTCAAACAATTCTTTGAAGTGCATAATAGCATATCGTCCTCTTTTATGGAGAATGTGACAAGATTGATATAATTTGTTTTCGTTTCTTGATGATATACCAATACGAGTAAGAGTTTCTTTTACTTTCAGGAAATCATCTTCTTTTTTCAATTCTATTTCAATCCCAAGTCCTTGAAAAATATCGTCAAGTTCTTCCATAATATAGCCACTTTCTTATTTATACCCGCCTCGTCTTAGAAGGCTCTAAGTATGTATCATATTGCTGTTTTTCACTTTTGGTTATCGGTTAGTAACTCCCGAATTTCTTCAATATCTTTTTTCGAAAGTATAGACAAGGCTTCTTTTGCTTTCTGATTTGAATAATCAAAGAACTCTTTTACCAAATCCAACTCCTGAATCTTTTCATTTTTGAGCCACTTGCTGTATCTTTTTCTCTTTCGAACAGAATGACGAAGATAGTCAAATTGTAATCCACTATCCAAATGAGGCATTCTGTTGATTTCGTTCACTTGAAATATTGTGTCTGGGAAATAAGACAAGCAACGATTGATAACAAAGGGGGTATATTCCTTTTCAATTTGTTCATCTTCTGTATTGAAAAGCGGTTCTTTGCTATGATTTATTGCGGTAAGAAAGTCACTCAGTTTCATTTCTAATCACCGCAACAACATGTTCTCGTCTGATCACATCAAATTTTTCATGTGTTCCTATTCTACTTCTAGCATCATAGAAAACTATATCACCTTCTTCAAAACCAATTTCTGGAATATCGCCATTCGAAATGGGGAGTCCGGTTCCCATTGATATTATTTTTGCTTCAACAAAACTACTAGAAAGAACTTGGCTTTCTTTGTAAATAATTCCCGACTCTGTAGTTTTTTCCGAGTCATAATCTACTTTCTCGACGATAATATAATCGCCTTGTGCTTCAATATTATTCATTTGAATTCAGCCTCCAACATAATTTCAATCAAACATGCAGTCGCATTTATTTCCAAATCTGCAACAAACGCAGACTTGTATTGATATTCTCCTAAGATAAGAATAACAGCAGGAACAGTCTGCGGAGTTATATATTCGTGTATGTGATCATACAATTTTCGAAAAATGTGGGTCTGGTCATTATCTAAATTCCGAACAACCCATTTTCGAACATTTGCAAAGTCTTTATCTTTCATAGACTTCATCAAATCTTTGATTTCTATTTCGCCAAGTTGAGTCAGTATTCCAACATCAATACTTCCTGAAACAGAATACCTTTGTAACTCATTTATTGTTCTTCTAAAATCTGGGAAATGTTTTGTAATCAATTCCACCAATACCTTCTCATCGTATGGAATATTTTCTTCATCTAAAATGTATTTTATTCTAGAGAGAAACTCTGATGCCAATTGAGGTTTCTCGTTGTTGGGAATACTAAATTCTATATTTGTACAACGAGAATGAATCGGTTTGATAATTCTATTCTTATAGTTACATGTGATAATAAACTGACAATTATCAGCAAACTCTTCAATTGCTCCTCTAAGAGCCGGTTGAATACTTTGTGCGTTGCTGTAGTCAAATTCGTCAAGAATTACTACCTTACCAGAACCAGACAAAGAAATAGTACTCGCAAAATCTTTGATGGTTGTTCGTAATGTATCAATTGTTCCTGATTCAGAACAGTTGATCAAAATCCAATCTAAACCAAGTTCTTCACATATTGCTTTCGCAATTGTAGTTTTACCACAACCAGCCTTACCAGACAAAAGGATATTCTGTGCATCGCCTGATGCTACCATATCTTTGAATGTTTTTTTGATATCCTTTGGAAGGATACATTCTTGAATTGTCTGTGGTCTATACTTTTCGACCCATAAATATTTTTTCGTCAACACTTCATTCATAATATACACCAACCTTTACACTTCAATTTTTTGCTTCACTTGCTCATTTATCCAGTGATATGTCTTTTCAATACCTTCTCGTAAAGGACGAGATGGGGACCAACCCAACTCCTTTTCAATAAGAGTGTTCTCAGAATTTCTTCCTCTGACTCCTAAAGGTCCGGGTATGTTGTTGATTTTGATATCTTTTCCCGAAATATCTATAATCATTTTTGCAAAATTGTTTATACTAATCATTTCATCTGAACCAACATTATAGGGTCCGTGCTTATCCGATGCCATCATTTTCAAAGAACCTTCCAAACACTCATCAATAAACAAGAAAGATCTTGTTTGAGAACCGTCCCCCCAAACATCAATATATCCCCCATCTTCTGTTTCTGCAATCTTTCTACAAAGAGCAGCGGGGGCTTTTTCTTTCCCTCCATCCCAAGTTCCTTGCGGTCCAAAAATGTTGTGATAACGAACAACCTTCACATCCAGTCCGTAGTTTCTGTGGTAAGAAAAATACAACCTTTCAGAAAATAACTTTTCCCAACCATATTCGCTGTCTGGTGCAGCAGGATATGCACTACCTTCAGAACAATCTGGCGTATCCGGTTCTAGTTGATTGTATTCTGGATAGATGCAAGCAGATGATGAATAAAACACTCTACCAACATTTGACTTTTGACATCTCTCAACAACATTGAGATTGATAAGTGCAGAATTATGCATTACATCGGCATCATTTTCGCCCGAAAAAATATATCCTGCTCCACCCATATCTGCGGCTAGTTGATATACTTCATCAAAACGACGATCAAAGACATCATCACAAACATCCTGACTCCTCAAATCGCCAACAACAAATCTATCTGCTGATGATTCAAAAAATTCAGGACGCTTTAGGTCACAAACAGAAACCCAATGCCCTTCTCTTTTTAGGTGTTCAACGAGATGACTTCCTATAAATCCACCGCCGCCGCAAACGAGAATATTTTTCATAGACATCTATCCTTCTTGATAAGTTGAATCCGTTTCTAATGCAACATAATACACCAAATCATGTATGTGATGAACAAACTTACTAACAGCAGATTTACAAAGAGAAACTGTATAATCGCCGGGGAGTAACTTCAAATTCTCAATCTTATAGTAGAACTCGAAAGAATCATCTCCGTTTGGATTATCCCCAACATTCACCAAATACTGATTTGTTGTGGGGGACTTCTTATCCAAAACCAACAATTCAATAGTCCCTTCAGAATCATTAGAGCGAACACACAAATCCGACAACTGCAAGACAGACGCAGTTTTTTGTAAATCGTTGAATGTGTCTTCCGTCAAAACAAAATCAAATGCAACCTCTGGCATTTTGATTTGCTTTGTTAGTGTTGTCAACAATTTAGGTTCAGAATAATAATAAGAAACAGTTCCGCCATTCTTTTCATTTATCTCCACAAACTTGTCATTGAAAACAAATTCTGGATCGTTGAAAAGTGACACAGTTCCTAGAAATTTGTTCATATCCCAAACGCCAAACTCTACCGGAAAATCTTCCATAACAGTTGCCTCTGCCACTACATTTTTGGCAGGAGTAATTGTTGTAATTCTATTACCAACCTTCACAAATAAATTTGAGTTTAGGGTTGAAAAATTCTTCAATATTGCAAATGTTTCTTTTGATAGTTTCATAATATCAATATCCGTAATCATTCATAATCTCCAATTTTACACATCACAGTTCAAAATATCCATAATCATCCTTGTCAAGGATACCATCCTTTACATCATCAAGCAATCGTTTTCTCCAATGTCTTTCAGATCTTTTTTTCGTCTTCTTCTTCCTACCCCTGCTCCTAACCAAACGAGCATCTTCTCCGTTATCAGAAAATGACTGATTTCTTTTTTTACCCGACATCTGTTCCTTTTCTCCTTTAGAATTCCCCACCCGCAACAATAGAAGGTGTTATTTCTTTCCATCCAGCAGAAGAATGAAGTGGTCCCATTCCTTCTTCTATATTTTTGTTTGCAATATAAGTCTTGTTCTTATGTTCTACTATATCACCTTTATTATATTTGATATAATTTCCCTCATCATCCGTCACACGAAAAATTCCCCTATGGTTCTTTTCATTTCCTCTTCTTAGTAACGAATTTCTTTCAGCAAGAAGAAGTTTGATTTGTCTCATTTTTTGTTCTAATTCTTCTATTCTAAAAATCAATCTCATAATAGCCAATGTATTAGAAGATAATTGGTTTGAATGATTTTTGTTGATAAGTTCGTCTGATTGCTTATCTTCTACAATCAGTTTTCTCGCCATGAGATAACTTCCTTTATCATACCACTTCTTCAAATGATTCCAAATACTCCAATTTCCTGAAAACATATTACTTCTTCTTTACTAAAGCGTTCTTCAAAGATTTGATTTTTGGTTCAGCCATCATTCTCATATATTCACGATCCTCTTTGTTGGTGTTTCTTTGTCTCCAAAAATCTGATTCAACAATAAACTCGTAAATGTTTTTCTTGTTCCATTGAATCTGAATACGAACATCTTTTCCCTTCTCAAAAATCGGCCAATCATCTGCATCTGCTCGCTTATAAGTTTTCACAACAAAATTTGAAGACAAAAGAGATAATTCGTTGTTTATATGTTCCTCATATGATGAATTGCTCATAGATTTCATTCAGACATCACCAATTCTTCTGACTCAATTAGAGAAACCGTTTCCGTTACTACAAAAAATGCTTCATAAGGATCAACATTTGCTGATGGTCTTCGATCCTCGATGTAACCTTTCCATTCATTATTTATTGTCGAAACAGGAACTCTAACAGAAGCACCACGATCCATTACTTTCCAAGTAAATTCTTCAATGTTTGCTGTTTCGTTGCTTCCTGTTAGTCTCTTCTCATTACCAACACCATAAACACTCATATGATCTTCGTGTCTTTCTCCCAAAAAGTCACAAATATCAGAAATATATTCTTCTCCTCCATCTTCTCTCATAGTTTTGGTCGAGAAATTGATATGGCAACCAGCACCGTTCCAATCACTGCTATCAACAACTTTAGGATCAAAACTAACATACATGTCCCGAACTTCTGCTAATCTTTCAAGAATGTATCTTGAAACCCAAAGTTGATCCGCACACGATATTGCCGACACCGGACCAATTTGATATTCCCATTGAGACTTCATTACTTCTGCATTCGTTCCACTCAAACTAATACCAGACTGAATACAAAATTGGGCATGGGTTTCTGAAACTTGCCTGTGTGCATTTGTGATATAGTTAGAACCAACACCGCAATAGTACTTACCTTGTGGTTCGGAATCTATATTCCAGTCTGCGGGCTTATTTGTGGCTGGATCCATAAATGAATATTCTTGCTCAACTCCAAACCAAAAATCATTTGGATTTGTTTGGTTGTTTACCATATCTCGAAGTTTTGCTCTTGTATTACTTTTGTGTGGTGTTCCGTCAGAATTGAAGACTTCACACAGCACAATATATGATACATTACCCCTTTGATTATTTGAAAACGGATTACCAAAAAACCTGACTGGCTTCAAAACCAAATCGCTATCTGAAACATCTGCTTGTTCAGTACTAGAGCCATCAAATGACCATTCTGGTACTTGTTCAATTATCTTGTCAAACGGCAATGGATTTTCTTCACTGCCAAATTCTAGTGTCATATAACGAGTTTTACTTCTCAAATTTTTAGTATCATAACCATCTAACCATACATAATCCAATTTGGCAAGTCTCTTTGTAATATTAGATCCTTGTGAATTGGGTCTTGGTTTTGGTTTTGGAGCAATGACCTTTTCTCCTTTAGCCCACTTTTCTAGAACATCCTTTTCTTTGAAACCGCAAACCATATTGCCAGTTTCCGCATCTACAAACAAAGGTGTCCCGCATCGGATGCTATGTTTTGACTGAATTTCGTTTGCTTCTTTCGCATCCTTCTTATCAGTTACATTCAAAATTGTTATTTCATAGCCATCTTTTCTCAATTCCTCAACAACCGGATCTGCTTTCTTGCACCAACCGCAATTGGGATTCATGATATAAACTAGGTTATGGTTTTCTTTATCACTCTTTTTATCAGTCATATCAACTCTCTTTCTTCAATATCATCTTCAATGTATATCTATGTATCATACTATTCAGTTCTAAAACATCAACAACATTTTTCTTCATTGGTATAGAATTTTATCTTACAGGATCATATGGTACATACTCATCCTGCGTCTTGTAAAAGCCACTTTCTCTTTTCTCATCCTCAATCATATCATCCAACATAGACTCAAATGTATAATTGGGTTTCCACCCCAATTCTGTTCGAATTTTTGTTGAATCCCCCCTCAAATCGTGTAGTTCCTCTGGTCGTAAATATTTTTCATCCAGCACAACATAATCCTTATAATCCATACCTAATTTCTTGAAAATATACTCACAGCAATCCTGAACACTATGAGAAATTCCTGTCGAGCAAACATAGTCTTCTGGTTCATCTGCTTGTAAAATCATCCACATTGCTTCAACATAATCTTTAGCATGTCCCCAATCTCTTCGAGCATCAAGATTTCCCATACGAAGTTCTGTGGCTTTTCCTAGTGCTATTGAAATCGCACCCTTCACAATTTTACTTGTAACAAAGTTAGAACCTCTTCTTGGTGATTCGTGGTTGAAAAGTATCCCGTTACTCACAAACATATCATAAGAATGTCTATAATTTCTGCTAATATTATATGCGAATACCTTAGCACAACCATACGGACTTACTGGACGCATTGAAGTGGTTTCCCTTTGAAAACCATCCTCATCAACACAATTTCCAAACATTTCTGAAGATGATGCTTGATACATTTTTGCTTTTGGACAAACCAATCTACACGCCTCTAAAACATTCAACACACCAGTTGCATCTGCTTGTACTGTATATAAAGGAACATCAAAACTGATTCTTACATGAGATTGTGCTGCCAAATTATAAACCTCATCTGGTTCAACCTTTTGTAATATATGAATCAACGAAGAAAGATCCGTCAAATCACCATAATATAAATGCAACTTATCAAACACATTATCTAATCTTGCTGTTTGATTTTCTGCAACAGAATTTCGTTTCAAAATTCCGTGAACCTCATACCCCCTATCTAAAAGAAATTCAGCAAGGTATGAACCATCTTGTCCATTTATTCCTGTAATCAATGCTTTTTTCATAATCTGCATACTCCATAATTCTTCATAAACCAAGCAATCGTTTTATCCAATCCGCCATGAATAGGAGTAAACTCAAAATCTGGCAAGTTTTTCTTCAAGACATAATTATCCGATGGTTTTTTCAACTGACCATCAGGATATTTATTGTTATAAACAATATTACCTTCGAACCCTATTCTCCAGGCAATTTCTTGTGCTAAAGTTGCAATACTAATTTCTTCATCAGGAGAAATAATAAATGGTGTTGAATCGTCGTAATTGTGTAACACCCATTCTGTTATCTTAGCAACATCATCAACATATATAAATTCTCTATATGCTCTGCCAGTTCCCCACACAACAAAATCTGTATTGTTTTCTTTTGCTTCAAAACATTTACGAATTAGTGCAGGAATAACATGACTACTTTCTAAATCAAAGTTATCGTTTGGTCCATATATGTTACAAGGAATCACCGTAACAAAATTACAACCGTACTGATCTCTGTATGCTCTACTCTGAACCTCTAGCATCCTTTTTGCATATGCGTATGCATAATTTGAAGAATGTGGCTCTCCTTTATGGATTTGGTCTGGTGTGAGAGGATACTTTGCATCATCAGGAAATACACAAGTTGACATAAAAGAAACAACCTTCTTCACCCCCGCAACTCTCGCCGCTTCTAGAAGATTTGTATTCATTATGATATTGTTATGATAAAACTCTCCAAGATGATCAGTGTTGGCTTTGATGCCACCAACCCTTGCTGCACAATGTACTATCGAATCAATACAATTGGCTTTTAGATAGTCAACAATATCTTGTACATACAACAGATTCAATTCTTCGCTTGAGGGTTTATAATCTGCTAATATAGCAGAACCAACTAAACCACTCCCACCTGTTACCAATGTGTTCATCATTTTATCCTACTAAAATTATTCTTCTTCTCAAACACAATATGATTGCTAAACTTATCTGTCATTGTATCAGATTTATGAGAGATTACAAATATATTTGCCCGATTTCCGAAAGTTGTTAGAAGTTTCAGAAACTCCTCTGTTCCAACTGAGTCCAATGATGAATCAAACACTTCATCCAATATCAACAAGTTACAATTCACACTGTTCTTCAATCTGGCTACCTCTCTCCACGCCAATAGCAAAGACAAGTCAATCCGTAATCGTTCACCTTCACTGAAACTATGATATGTAAATTCATCACGATGGCGACTCTTGATTGTTTCGTTGAAATTTTCATCCAAGTCAAACTGGCAAAAGAAGTCCATATCCGCAAGATACTTATTGATAAGTTTGTTCATAATTGGAAGATAATGTTTGATAATCTTCGCTTTGATGCCACTATCCTTCAGTAGAACACTCGCAATCTCATAATAATGCTTATCCTCTGCCTGTTTCTTACGATCACCAACATATCCTTTACCCTCACCAATCAACTCACTAAGTTCCTTTTTGGACTCCTCGACTTCTTCACCTTCTTCCATTATACCTTCGATATTCTTTTGCATCTTCTCAATGTAGCGAAGGGACGAATCAATTTGATTTTGCTTCTCGTTGATTTGTGTTTGTAAGGAATCGACCGTTTGCAATACGGAATTGATATCATCTAATCGCTTTCCTGTATCATTCATATTATCTACCAATTCAGCAATACCGTCTTCCACTTCTTTCTTCTCATCTGACTTTTCTTTGAATACACATTCCTTGTGGTGTTCTTCGATGTCTTGTTTGCAGGACGGGCAAATATCGTTCTCCTTATAGAACTTTACATTTTTATCAATATTTTTGATTTTGTTTTTGAGTTGTTGTTCTAAACCTTCCATCTTCAACAATTTTCGCGGTACTTCATCCTTGTCTTTGACTTTCTCAAGAAGATGATCTATATTCTCTTGTTTGATTTTTATTTCTTTTTGGATTTCTTTGATTTGCTTGCGGGAATTCTCTATTTCATTGTTATAACTTTCTACCGAATCGGAAGATTTCTTCAAAAGTGTTTTTATTAGTTTCTCTTTTTCGTCAACTTTACTCTTGACAAGTTCTACCTTATGATCTATATCTTTGATATGCTCTTTTGCCACTTGAAGTCTCGCACGAACAAGAGTATTCATCACAGAAAACACATCAATGTCTAATAGATTTTCAACAACAAGTCTTCGGTCTTTTGCAGTGAGTTTCATAAAGGGAACATAATTGCTACTCCCCAAGATGACAACTTGACAAAATGATTTGTATGTCATTTTTAGAATTTGCTCCTCAAGAATCTTTTGATAATCTTTTGATTTGGAATCTTGATCAATCAAATTTCCGTTCTTGTAAATCTCAAACTTTTTTGGGTTCAAAGAACGAAACACCCGATATGAATCTTTGCCAATAGTAAATTCAATCTCTACTTCACAATCCTTTTCGTTGATAGAATTGGGTAGTTGTGGGATATTGATGCCACGAAACGATTTGCCGAATAGAGAAAAGCACAACGCATCAAGGATGGTTGACTTACCTGCACCGTTCTCGCCAGAGATAAGTGTATTGGTATCTTTGGTGAGGTCGAGTGTTGTTTTGTAATTTCCTGTTGAGAGGAGATTGCGCCAACTAAGTTTTGTGAACATTATCATACTTTACTTCTTATCATTTCCATAACAGACTCTTGTAAGTCCCAAGGTTTTACCTCTAATTCCCAATCAAAGAAATCTGTATCAATAAATGAAAGTTTATTATAAGGTATACTTTTTGCAACACAAGCATCTTCAATATATGTTATGTGTTCTTGAAGGGATTCCCAATCAATGTGTGCAACTCGGTATGGTTTTTCTGTCTGAATAAGTAAAAGAAAATCAAAAGTCTTTCCTCTTTCTGTCCCACCTCTAGTATTCATTATGGTGATATTAGATGTTTTTTGTATTTTCTTCAGGAACACACTTTTCTTTGTCTTCAGTTCTATCCTAGTGCCATCCTCTAGAACAAAATCATTTCCGTTATCATTCACATACTTCATATTGGAACATTTATCTAATACGACAGAAACAACATCGGATTTCAACATACGCAATGTAGGAGAATCACCATTTTTTATACCACCAATTTTGGAAAAGAATCTAAGCCAATTACATTCTATCATACAAAAAATTCCTCTACTATTTCATTAGGCCAATCACTTTTCAAATAGTTTACACCCAAACGAACAAACATTATATTATCATTATAATATCCCTCTGCTGAATCAATTCTATCGAGAGATGCATTATTTGGATGTCTACCACCAGACCAATTTGCCCCCCTGTATGGATAGTCTGGAAGTATCATAGGTTTTTTCGTAATAGCACATAGACCTTTTTGTTTTTTCCATTGTTCTTGCAAAGATTCTTCTGTAATATCATATACTAGAAATTTGTGCATTTCTGGCTTAGAGTCCTTGTGCTTTTTTGCAACACATTGTTTACTCTTTGCTCTGCCCGTAAAATATCTCATAGGGTGTGAATCATTGTGTTCCTTATTAGTAAATTTCTGTGAACATCTCTGAGAACAACATTGGGGTTTCCCTCTCTTTGCTGTTCTGTTGTAATCTTTTGCTTTCTTTTCTGCGGATTCGCCACAAAAAACACAATCAAATGAAATCATTGTGTCTGCCATTATATTGATAAACTCTCCATATATAAATCTTGTACCAATTGTTTCATCTTTTCCTTATCTTTTACTTCTTCCATACTATCAATCTCTTCATTTATCAACGACACAGTATCTTGTGCCATATCAACCATTTCTTCTTTCGTCCAATCGGCACTATTCAGTTCTTCTACTATTGTAATCTTTGCAACGCCACAGTCATAGAGTTTATCCATAAACCTATCGAATGAGTATGGATGCTCTTTATGTTCTACAAATAGTTTGACATATGCGTCATTGAGGTATTGGCAATCGAACTTGTCTGGTTCAATTGGTCCATCCTTATCATTATATGTTACCGAATGAAACATCTTGTGGGGGTTAGGAAAAAACTTAATTTCTCTTGTGTCTGTGTCAAATATATGAAATCCTTTTTGCTCATGTAAATCAGCAAAAGTAATTTGATACTGCGTTCCAAGATAGTAAATATTTCCTTGTTCTTGACGGCAATGAAAATGTCCTGTATATACTTGTTCGTATCTCTCAAACAACTTAGGGTCCATCCCACCATCGTATTTTACACCACGCATTACATCATACCCCTGCAATTCAAGATGTCCAACTAATATGGGTGCTGCTGCATTCTTGATAAAACCTATTGATTCGTCGTAATTATCTTTACATACCCAAGGAAGTAGTGCAATGTCCAATCCATCGAAGTTTACAACTTGTGGCTCTTCGTAAAGTTTCAAATCATCTTCAAATAATTCACGAATAGAATTTACCTTGTTTGT